GGTAGATTTAAAATAACTTGGGTTCCACCTAACCATTTACAAAACAAAAGATATAGAAAAAATGGAACAAACTATCCTAGTAATGAGCATATAGGAGCTTTTGGATGTGATCCTTATGATATATCAGGCACGGTTGATAAAAGAGGTTCAAAAGGATCTTTACACGGTTTAACTAAGTTTTCAATGGAAGACGCGCCTGCAAATCATTTTTTCTTAGAATATATAGCTAGACCTCAAACAGCTGAAACATTTTTTGAAGATGTACTTATGGCGTGTGTATTTTACGGTATGCCTATTTTAGTTGAAAATAATAAACCTAGATTACTTTATTATTTTAAACGTAGAGGATACAGAGGATTCGCTATGAATAGACCTGATAAAAAATATAATAAACTTTCTATAACAGAAAGAGAAATAGGTGGAATACCTAATTCAAGTGAAGATATAAAACAAGCTCACGCTTCTGCTATTGAAACATATATAGAGCATTTTGTAGGTTTAAAAGAATCTGGATATGGCGATGTGTATTTTCAACGTACATTAGAAGATTGGGCTAAATTTAATATAAATAATAGAACAAAGCATGATGCTTCTATTAGCTCTGGACTTGCTATTATGGCTTGTAACAAACATAGATATTCTCCAGTTAATAAAGTTAAATTAGAACCTGTAGATCTTGGTATAAAAAGATATGACAATAGAGGAACTACATCAAAAATTATAAGTTAAATGAATATATACACTAACTCAAATAGCGCTTTTCCTAGTCAAGTAGTAAGCGAAGCTGAAAAAGCTAGTCTGGAATACGGCAGTCAAGTTGCCATGGCTATTGAATACGAGTGGTTTAAATCAGGAAGAACAAACGGCAATAGGTATTTAACTAATTGGAATAATTTCCATGAGCTACGTTTGTATGCTAGAGGTGAACAACCTATACAAAAATATAAAGATGAATTATCTATAAATGGTGATTTATCTTATCTTAATTTAGACTGGAAACCAGTTCCTATTTTATCTAAGTTTGTAGATATTGTAGTAAATGGTATATCTCAAAAAGCTTATGAAGTAAAAGCTTACGCTCAAGATCCTGAGTCTACAAAAAAAAGAACTAATTATGCTTCTCAAATATATGAGGACATGTTAGCTAAAGATTATATACAAAATATAAAACAAGTTTTAGGTATTGATCTATATCAAACACCTAACCCTGAAATAATACCTGAAAGTGAAGAAGAGTTAGAACTTCACATGCAGTTAAAATATAAGCAAGCTATAGAAATAGCTGAAGAAGAAGCTATATCTAGTATATTTAGCAAAAATAAATATAATTTAACTAGACGTAGAATTAATATGGATTTAGTTACAATTGGTATTGCGGCTTGTAAAACTAATTTTAACACAGCTGAAGGTATAACAGTTGATTATGTGGATCCTGCATACATGGTATATTCATATACAGAAGATCCTAATTTTGATGATATATATTATGTTGGTGAAGTTAAATCTATAACAATACCAGAGTTAAAAAAAGAGTTTCCAAACATACCAACAGAAGAACTAAAACGCATACAGCAAATGCCTGGTAATAGACAATATATTACTGGTTGGGGTGGGTATGATGAAAACACGGTACAAGTTTTATATTTTGATTATAAAACATATCATAATCAAGTTTTTAAAATTAAGAAAACAGATCAAGGTCTGTTAAAAGCTATTGAAAAGCCAGATACGTTTAATCCACCAGAAAGTGATATGTTTGAAAGAGTATCTAGGTCTATTGAAGTATTATATAGCGGTGCTAAGGTTTTAGGAACTGATACTATGCTTAAATGGGGATTAGCTGAAAACATGTCAAGACCATATGCTGATACAACAAAAGTTGAAATGAATTATTCTATATGTGCACCACGTATGTACAAAGGTAGAATTGAATCAGTAGTGAGTAAGTGTGTAGGTTTTGCAGACATAATACAATTAACTCATTTAAAACTACAACAAGTTTTATCACGTATGGTACCAGATGGTGTATACTTAGATATGGACGGTTTAGCTGAAGTTGATTTAGGCGACGGTACAAATTATAATCCAGCTGAAGCATTAAATATGTATTTTCAAACTGGTAGTATTGTTGGTAGATCATTAACTCAAGATGGTGAGTTAAACAGAGGTAAAGTGCCTATTCAAGAACTACAAACAAGCAGTGGAGGTGCTAAAATACAAAGTTTAATACAAACGTATCAATATTATTTACAAATGATACGCGACGTAACCGGACTTAATGAAGCTAGAGATGGAAGTTTGCCTGATCGTAACACTTTAGTAGGATTACAAAAATTAGCCGCAAGCGCTTCTAATACAGCAACAAGACATATTAATCAGTCTAGCTTATACATAACGCTTAGAATGGCAGAAAATATAGCTTTAAAAATAGCTGACGCGTTAAGATTTCCTTTAACAGCAAACTCTTTAACTAACTCTATATCTACATTTAATGTTAAAACATTAGAAACACTAACAACATTAAACTTGCATGATTTTGGTATATTTCTAGAATTAGAACCAGATGAAGAAGAGCAGGCTAAATTAGAGCAAAATATACAAGTTGCATTACAAAACGGTGGTATAGACCTTGATGATGCTATTGATATTAGAAACATAAAGAATTTAAAGCTAGCAAATCAAATGCTTAAGATAAAACGCAAGAAAAAGCTAGCACAAGATCAAGCTAACCAACAAGCTAATATTCAAGCTCAAGCTTCTGCTCAAGCTGAAACAGCTGAAAAAACAGCTATGGCTGAAGTACAAAAACAAGAGGCAATATCAGGCTCTAAAGTACAATATGAACAAGCTAGAACTCAAATGGAAATACAAAAAATGGAAATTCAAGCAAAACTTGATCAACAAAAAATGCAACAACAGTTTCAATATGATATGCAATTGAAACAATTAGAAACAAAAACAATACAGCAAAAAGAAGCTGCTATAGAAGATCGTAAAGATAGAAGAACAAAGCTACAAGCTACTCAACAAAGTGAAATGATAACTCAAAGAAAAAACGATGGTTTACCAATAAACTTTGAACAACAGCAAGATGTAGATATGTTTATGTAGTCTTTATTTTAATTATTTAATTATATTATATTATGTCAGAAGAAATTAAAACAAATGAACCTGTTAAACAGGAAGGTGACTTTAAAATAAAAAAGAAAACACCTAAGAAATTAACTGAAACAAAAAACAACGTTACTAAAGTAAACATTAATCCTAAAGAACCTTTAATACCTATTGAAGATAATGTTACAAAAGTAGAAATTAAAAAAGAAGACGATGCCATTCAAATCGGAGAAACAGAGGAGGTATCTGTGGAAAAACCATCCGGAGATAGCACAAAGGTGGGAGAACCTGTACAAGAGTCCAACGAGACTGCTGAAGGGTTTTCTCCGATCACAGAAGTAACTGAAGAAAAAGTTAAAAAAGTTGAAGCTGAAGTTAAAGAAGCTATAAGAGATGAAAAAGTATTAGGTAAACCATTACCTGAAAATATTGAAAAGCTAGTTGCTTTTATGGAAGAGACTGGTGGTACAATAGAAGATTACACACGTTTAAATGCTGATTACTCTAGCATTGACGACGTTAGTTTACTAAAAGAGTATTATAAAAAAGAAAAACCTTATCTAGACACTTCAGATGTAGATCTTTTATTAGAAGATTTTATATTTGATGAAGAAGTAGATGAAGAGAAAGATATACGCAAGAAAAAGCTTGCGTTTAAAGAAGAAGTTGCAAAAGCCAAAACCTTTTTGGAAAATACTAAGAAAAAATACTACGACGAAATCAAGTTGAGACCCGGCGTAACTCAGGAGCAACAAAAAGCTATGGACTTTTTCAATCGATATAATAAGCAACAAGCACAAGCTAAGCAACAACATCAATTATTTAAAGATAATACTAAAAAACTTTTTAGCGATGATTTCAAAGGTTTTGATATCAAAGTAGGTGAAAAGACATATAAGTATAATATTCAAAATAAAGATAAAGTTGCAGAAAACCAATCAAACATTAACAATTTAGTCGGGAAGTTCCTTGACAGCGAAGGTAACGTTAGTGATACAAGTGGTTATCATAAAGCTATGTATGCTGCTGAAAACGTAGATAAAATAGCCGCTCATTTTTATGAACAAGGAAAAGCTGATGCTGTAAAAGACGTTATAGATAAATCTAAAAACCTAAGTGATACTAAAGCTAGAAAATCACAAGGTGAGGTTTTCTTAAATGGATTTAGAGTTAAAGCAATTTCTGGTGCTGATTCTACAAAACTAAAAATAAAAACAAGAAAATTTAACTAATTAAAAATTATTAATTATGAGTTTAACTCCTCAATTTGGTAGTTTAGTCCCTTCGCAAGCGCAAGAGATTTTAAACAGTAACTACCTACAATTCGATCAGGGAGGACCTGCTGGACCAGGAAATGGTGGTGACACTTTTGCGCAGCAATACTTACCTGAAATTTATGAACAAGAAGTAGAGCGTTATGGAAACAGAACGTTATCTGGATTCTTGAGAATGGTTGGCGCTGAAATGCCAATGACATCTGATCAAGTAATTTGGTCTGAGCAAAACAGATTACATATTAGCTATAAAGGCGTAGAAGTTGTTAACGCAGCTGGTACTACAAGTACTATTACTTTATTTGTAGCTGGTACTGCTGGCTTAGCTAACGTTATTTCGATCAATGATACTATTGTTTTCTTAAACCCTGTAACAGGCGAGGAAAGCAAAGCTATCGTACTTGACTCTGGTGCTTACGCTGGATCTGGTTTAGCTGCTGAAGACATCGTAGTACAGCCATTTGACAATGTACAAATTGGTGGTATTGCTGCTGGAGCTGCTGCTGCTACTGGTGCTAAAGTATTCGTTTATGGTTCTCAATATGCTAAAGGACAAGACATGAATGGAGCTTTTGCTGCAGGTGGTGCAAACCAAGCTAGAATTTCAGTTGAGCCTCAGTTTACACAGTATTTTAATTCACCAATTATCCTAAGAAGCCAATACGTAGTTAATGGTTCTGATATGGCTCAAATTGGTTGGGTTGAAGTTGCTACTGAAGACGGAACATCTGGATATTTATGGTATTTAAAAGCTGAGTCTGAAACAAGACTACGTTTTGAATACCTAGAAATGTCTATGGTAGAAGCTGAATTTGACACTGTGGGTGGAGCAACAGAAAGAGGATCGCAAGGTCTTTTCGCTGCTATTGACGCTCGTGGTAATGTAGAAGTAGGATTTACTGCTGCTAACGGACTAGACGAATTTGACGCTATATTGAAAAATTTAGATACACAGGGTGCTATTGAAGAAAACATGCTTTTCTTAAACAGACAAACTGCTTTAGATTTTGATGATATGTTAGCTGCAATTTCTGGTGGTGCTGCAGGTGGTACTGCTTTTGGATTATTTGAAAACTCAGAAGAAATGGCATTGAACTTAGGGTTCAGCGGTTTCAGAAGAGGTTCTTATGATTTCTACAAAACTGACTGGAAATATTTGAACGATGCTTCTACTCGTGGAGGTATGAATGGTATTAATTCTATTGAAGGTGTATTAGTGCCTGCTGGAACTTCTACTGTTTACGATCAAGTATTAGGAACTAATATCCGTAGACCTTTCTTACATGTGCGTTATAGAGCTTCACAAGCTGACGACAGAAGAATGAAGTCTTGGTTAACTGGTTCTGCCGGTGGTGCATTTACATCTACTTTAGATGCTATGGAAGTAAACTTCCTATCTGAAAGATGTTTAGTAACACAAGCTGCTAACAACTTTGTATTATTCAAAGGAGTGTAATTACACAGGTAATGT